ACATTTTCAACATTAGTAGCGTGTGGTTGATTTAACCAATCTACCTCATCATATTTTAGTGTAAGAAGGTCTCCAGTTTTTTGAATATTTGGATCTAATAGTTTTAGATTTTGACTGATGTCTGTTGTAGAAGCGTCAATACCTGGATCCAATGCTAACTGTGCATTCATAGACCAGAAATCAACCGGCGCAATGCAGGTAGCACCTTCTGCAGAAATATCTACAGTTGAGAGACGTGGATCCATCAATGATTTGTCTCTGAAATCACTTACGATAAATCCACTCTTAAATCTGCTAAGACCATTAGCATCAGTGACATCTAATGTTTTGGTGCTGAGTTCAAGAAGTGACAGACTAGTTACTTCTTCCAGATTTTCAATTCTATCTTCAAGTTTTCCAATATCACGCATCGTGAATCTTCTATTATCACGAAGAAGAACTTTGGGATCTTTGGTTGCATTATACAAATATGCAGGCAACAGAACTTGAGCAACTTCCATTGCATCATCCCCAAGAACTGGTGATTGAGGAATATCTGCTGGTTCTCCCTTGATAACTTCAACTTCACCCAAACGATTGATACTGACCAAATCAATTCTAGGCAGGTAATAACTATATCCTAAGAAGGAAGTCTCATCTGGAGAAACAACATACTTATAATTGTATTCATACTGTCTACTATTGAATGCAAATGGTGATGCTGCTGTAGCTAAATCAAATTCTTTGACTCTAGGTCTAAAGTCTAATAGATCTGAACAGCGTAAACCATTTGGTAATGTTGGGATATCACTAGTAAATCTATCCTGTGCATAAGAATTTACAGTAAAAATGTCACCAGTATTATTTGATCCAACTTTATATGAATCAAAGACAATCATTAATTGTCGAGATGGGACTGCACTACCCTTTCTTCTAACAATTCTAGAATAATCACAGAATTGGTGACGATGACCCTTATCCAACCTATAATTTGCGGTTCTATCATTATAACTACCAGGTGTTATTTCCTGAATTACACTTTCAATAGAAGAATCTTTAAATTTGACAGATTCTCCTACAGAAAAATTGTTAGTATTTAACTTAACATATTCAATGCTATTTGCAGTACTGTTTACAACTTGTGCAACTGCCCTACTATCCTGACCTACAAGTTTTTCGCCAATAATTGCGTTCTGATCTAAAGCAAGACCAGTTGCAAAAGTCAACTTATCAAGAACAGGTGCTGCAGTATTGGTTGATTCGTAAACCGCACGTACATTTACAACATCGGGTACGTTTAATGAAATTTCATCATCTTCAATTCTAGTTCCATAGAACTTGGAAGTTGTAAGACCAACGGTTGAAGTTGCACCAGTGGTTCTAACAACTGATAATTTGTTAGATCTTGCAAAATCTTTTGTTTTATTAGTTACACCCTTTTTCTTAAGAGTTGCTTGAACAGTAACTGCCCCATTAGAAAGACCACTGAAAGTTACAGAGTGTCCATTTGCACCCAAAGTAAAGTTTCCACTATTAAGTGCAATTGGAGTGCCACTATTGTCAGTTATAGTATATCTTTCTGCATCAAATGTTTCAAAAAATACACTAGTAATTCCTGCACTCACATCTACAGCATCTGCAACTTCTAAAGTAATGCTATTACTTGTAACAGATTTACCTGTAATTTGTTTTGTGATCGTAAGATCAGCGTTTGCCAAGTCAACACTAGCAATATTCTCTACAGGCATTGTTGCATAGAGACCATTAGATCCGTATTGACGAATTCTTGGTGCTAACAATGAGAAATTGTATGTACCGTTACTAACAGCATTTGCATTTACATTGTTGATGGATGCTGGTGCTGATGCCAGAGTTACTGCAGTTCCATCGGCACGAATTGCAGTAACAACATTATAAGTTGGATCCTGTGAACCTGTTTGATACTTTAAGATACTACCAACTTTGATGCCACCTTCACCGTCTTGGAAATTTCTTCCAGACACTCTACCAGTATTACCACCACTAACAACTAACTGATCCTTTACCCCAAATCTTTCAAGTTCCTGCTCATAAAGAATCGTATCTGCAATAAAGTTTGTAGATAATGCACTATTCAGTCCATCAGAATCTTGGAATACAGATTTAATATCGGTTGTATTGTAGATTGTCATCGCTGTGATGCCAGTCTTAAATACAGGATTTTCGTTAATTATTACCTGCTCACCAATCAAAAATCGTCCAGATGTCTGAGTGAGACTATACTCATTTGAGTTAACTACTGAAATATATCCAGTAGCACCACTAGAAAGACCTCTAACATATGAAGTAACAGGGACTTCAGTATTGCTATATGTGTTTGCTAGAGTTAACTTTGTATATGTTTGAATATCATAGAGATATAAATCCCAACTAGTTGATCCATCTTTGTAACTGTCATCAGTCACACCCCACCAATAAACTCTTGCTTCGCCAACTTTAGTCGCTAATCCTGCGGCAGCAGCATCTCCAGTATTTGTATTACCTGCTGCATTTCTTCTTTCAGAATATAATTCGATTATATTAGTATTAGTGCTGTTTGCACCACCTGCAGCAGTGTCACCAATGTTCAAATATGGTGTTCCATGAACATTGTTTACTCTTACTAAACTTCCAAGAGCAAAAGGAATCAGAGCACCACTCACTGGTTTAGTGGTTCTTGGTTTTTCTACGTCAATTATAGTTGAACCAACAAGATCAATATCATATCCTTTGACGTAAGCGGTGCCAGCAGACACTCTAACACCCATCAAATTCTCGCTAGGTGTATTTCCCTCATCAGTTACTTCATCCTCTCTGAAGAGACCTCCGTTGCCAGTCTCATTGTTTAATGTATCAACAATATCTACATTGAAACTATCAACAGCATAGTTGCCAGACTCTTCAAAAGTTCTCTCTGCAAAGTAATCTCTAATTAAACTATATTGCGATTTATTCTGTAATTTTTTAATCTCACCTTGATCAATCCTTACTAACTCAACAAAACTTGTATCTTCGTTATCAGTTAGTTGCTTTTTAGTTAACTTAAGTTGAATTTTTAATCTATCTGCACCAGGAGCAGCGTAATTTGTAAAACCTTTTGCATTATCATTCAGTTTTGGATCTTGATCAGAATTTACAATTTCCTCAACAATATCATATCCAACCCTAAAGGATGGTTCATTATCATATGGATCGAGAACAATCTGTGCATTTGGAACATCAACAAAAGTTCCTCTAATAAAATATACACCCTCTGCTACACCAACAGAATATCCTGTATTTGTTGCATTTACTGAATTAATAGTAAATACTGTATCACCAGTGACAATAGACGTATTTCCATACGTAATATTCTCCTGAAGAATCAGTACCTCACCATCTTCAAATTCAACACTTGTACCATCAACGCCACCATCCTGATACTTGACAAATAGTGTTATTTCCTCAACACCTTCTTCTGGTGGCAACAGATATCCTTTGATTGTTCCAACAATCTCCGAATTTTCCCCTTTTACCTTGGATCCTTTACCATTGTTTGCGTTTATAATCGCATCAAGATATACTGTGATATCAATACCTAAATGGTCCCCATTGACCTTAACCGTAGTAAAGGCATTATCACAAGTGATTCCTCCTGGAATCACCATAGAACCCTCTTTGAACATATGACTGCCAAAGGATTCTATTTGGTTCTGCAGAATCGATTGAAGACCTGTTAATTCTCTAGCCTGAACAGGAAACCCAGGCTTAAACAGAACCTTGTAGAAATTATCTGCCTTATCAAAATCATCATAATAAGGACTTACGTTTAAATTCGTCTTTTGGGGCATTTTTTAAAATTCCAGTATAATTTTGAGGTCTTCTTTTTGGCGGGCATTTCTAGCAATGCTAGCTCTATTGTCAAGATAGATTAATTCTCCTGACCCTTTATTTATTTCAGGAACTGCCATGCCGCTGGTGAAATCAACACCAAGATTAATTAATTTTGTTCCTGTTGGATTTGTTGTAATTCCAGCAAAGGCAGTGTCAATGGAAGCAGAAAAATTAGATGAATTTCCACTAATGACATTTGATGAAGATTCAAAATCATATGGTCTACCATTTGTAGATATACCAGCATAATCTCTCTGATTAAAGGTTGTCTGATTATAGAAGAGAGATCTATCTCTAAAATACTTCAGAACCCTAGTTTCAAGATCATATGAGGCAACATAACCAAATGCTTTACCAGTTCCACTGGCAACAACTTGTTCAATCTTTTCTCCAACTTTTGGAGTTCCAGTGATTGAAGAGAATTTAAAAGAACTTAATCCAGAGAATGTATTTTCTTGATATACATCACTAGTTCCAACTTTTGTTGGATTCTTTACAATACCAACCTGTGCAAAACTAGTATCAACTGGAAAATCCTTTGTAGAATCATCAAATCTTGCATAGACAAGAACTTTATCAGTACCTAATTCAGTATATACATCAAACCCATGACCTTTTGATGGAGGAATGATGGGAATTAAGTGTGCAGGAGTACCAGTGCTGTTTGAGTTAATTGATCCCAAATCAACTAATGCATAACTATAGTCTTTTCCTCCAGAAGTGACTATAGTGTTTGTAATCTTTCCACCCTCTACATCAACTCTAACCTTTCCTCCAGTTCCATCACCAATAATATTGAATTCTTGTCCCAAACCATTTGCATAGTTGGAACCTGATGATTCAATGTAAACAGTCTTAATTTGATTCTCGTTGACACTTGAATCTGCAGACTCTCTAATAGTTCTTATTTGAGATTCTGTGCTAGTTTGCCATTCATTAGGAACAGTGATGTATTCTGTGGAATCAAAT